AGGCTGATGCAGTCAACGGTATGTACCGTATGGAGACTGTCAACAGTGGTAGTGTACAGGAGTAAAAAGACGAGGCCTGGGAAACCACATGGTTGCGGTACTCTCCAGGCCTCTGGCACCGATTAAAGTGCGTCGTGTTCCTACTCTTTTGGGTAACAAATGTACCTCAAATAGTAGGTTCAGGTAATACATTATACAACATCTGACCTTGTGTCCACCCTAATAGAGAAACGTTGGTGTCATAGCACACCAGATTACAGCTGTTAGTTCTTCTGTAAACTCATATGTCGTTCTCTCCCGAAGATACAGACGTTGAACTCCTAAGAGTTGAGATCCGTTTGTTGAGACACATGAGTTTACTGAAGAGTTAACAACAACAACACCACTACTACTACCACTATGATCAATATACATATACAGAAAGACATATGACCAATGCTAGTACTTAGAGTAACAGTGAGAACATTGAAGACTATCGTCCTATGGCTTGGTGCATATGAGTACCACGTTATGGCAAATAGGTCTGCTGATCGTCTTAGAATGGCGTCTGATCCAGAGCTGAAAGACTTTGGTATTAACAGGAGCAGCATTGCTGTCGAAGCACATAGTGATTGCCCTTGGTGTCATAAGGGTAAACGTTGGGAGACGTAAGTGATGACATTGGTGTGACATTGGTAGATACATAGGTGTGACATTGGTGTAACTAAGGTCTGTGTGTCTGTATTCTGTGTTCAAAGAAATGAGCATGTATCCAGATAAATTTCCCTAATGTCTAATAAGCTATCCTTGTCGTCAACGGATTACTAATCTGTTTACATAGAAATGCAATGATATCAGTGGGTTACAGATGCCCATAGATAATATCAATAGAAATGAATGTCGATTTAGGTTCCCTAGGCAAAAAATGACCCCCCGTACCTAACTTCAGAATCCAATTTCAAAAACGCAGCTAAACCCTTTGCTTGTTGTTGTTGTTGTCAGGCCTCTTGAAGAGCTGTCGGCCCCAGGAACACAAAAGTAACACCACCAGTAAAATACCAGGAACCCAGAACTATGGCACTTGAATCAGGAACATACGTCAACAGTCTCAACGCCTCAAACCCAGCCTCTACGGACGGCCTGGCGCAAGCTGACGACCACATCAGACTACTTAAAGCCACCATCAAAGCTACGTTACCAAACGTCACTGGTGCAATCACGGCTACCCAAGCCGAATTGAACCTTATGGACGGCGTTACGGCTACAACAGCCGAGCTAAACACCCTTGATGGCATTACGTCTACAGTAGCCGAACTCAACATACTCGATGGTGTCACTGCGACTGCGGCAGAACTCAACATAACTGATGGTCTTACAGCTACCACAGCCGAACTGAACATAACTGATGGGCTAACAGCGACAACCGCAGAGTTAAACCATGTGGATGGAGTCACTAGCGGCATACAGGCACAATTAGATGCCCTTACAGCAGCACTAGCAAACAGTGGTGCACCTACTGGTCTTGTGTCTTACTTTGCAAACACAAGTGCACCTACAGGCTACATAGAGTGTAATGGCAGCGCAGTTAGCCGTAGTACCTACTCGGCTCTGTTTGCGGCTATTGGTGTGACACACGGATCAGGTAACGGGACAACTACATTCAATGTCCCTGACTTACGTGGTGAGTTCATCCGTGGTTGGGACAACAGCAAAGGTGTGGACAACGGACGTGCATTTGGTTCTTCACAGGCTGATGCCTTACAAGGCCACGGACACATGCTGACTACACAAAGTAATGGGCCAGGTGGCGGTAGTGGTACCTATGCAACTGGTGTTGGTAGATCAAGTGACAGAGTTCTTGAGCCTGTAAACTTATCTGGCTATGGCACTGTCCGCATTGCATCAGAAACCCGTTCGCGAAACGTAGCCCTACTCCCTTGTATTAAAACGTAACAACTAAGGAAGCTATAGCCCATGACTAACCTCCCTATCCGTGGGCTTGGGTCTGTTGGTGTCGTTACAGACATCGACCCATACAGCCTACCCATCAATGCCTACACTAGAGCTAAAAACGTACGCTTTAACGAAGCAAAGGTAACTAGAGCACCCATATACAGAAGCATATCAGGCAATCTTACGATTAATCCCAAGTTCATCTATGGTGTCAGTGCCTTATCAGGTTTTGATACAGTATTAGTGGTGGATGATACTTTTGACATCTTTGAGATGTCTAATGGCGTCTTATCACAAAAGTTCAACAGTTCACTGTCTGCATCTGCTATCACACCCGTGACAGCCACAATACTTGCAGACGTACAGTACATCAATAGATCAACAACAGCCCCAGTACATAGAGTGCCCAGCGCAACTAACTTTACTACGTTACCTAACTGGCCTTCTGGTGTAACTACGACAGCTATACGATCCTATGGTGACTTCTTACTTGCACTAGGCACTATAGAAAGTGGCACAGAGTTCCCTAACAGGGTTCGCTTTAGTGACCCCGTGTTAGCTAACCAAGTCCCAGATACATGGGATGCCTCAGACTTAACCAACAGTGCTGGCTTTAATGACCTAGTACAAATGAAGACCCCTATAGTTGATGGGGCTACTCTAGGCTCCAACTTCCTTGTCTATTCACAAGACCAAGTGTGGATGATGGAGTTTGTCGGTGGTGCATTTATCTTTAACTTTAGGAAACTCTTTGACGACTCTGGTGTAATCAATCAGAATTGCATCCAAGAAATCGAAGGTAGACACTACGTCTTTGACAGGGATGACATCTATGTAACCGATGGCAACACTCGTCAATCAATATGTGACGGAAGAGTCCGAGACTACATCTTTAACGGCCTAGACAACTCTAAGACTGAACAGTGTTTTGTCTTGCATAACTCAATGCTAGAGGAAGTATACTTCTGTTACCACAGTGGCGACGACATGGCTGAGTACGCAGATGGTGATGCGTGTAACCGTGCAGCTGTCTACAATTACAAAGAAGACATATGGTCATTCTATGATTTACCTAACGTAGTCGCTGGTGCTGAAGCCAACGTAAACACAGCGTCAACATATGCAGACGCTACGACTACTTACGACAATGTAGGTGGCTCATACCACTCACAAGAAAGCCCATACCAAAGACACCCACTTGTCCTAGCGAAAGCTGGGGGTGGGGTAGCTAACAGTAAAGTCTATGGTATCGACTTGATAGAAAAAGGTAGTCTATCGCAAGCTATAGACACGGCAGTATCAAAACCCTTCTTTATAGAACGTGTAGGTCTTGACCTGGACGAGCAAGGAATACCACTTACTGGCTACAAAGTTATCTCCAGACTAGCACCCCAGGTATCTACTGACAGTTCAAACGGCCAGTTTGAGTTTACTTTTGGGGCAGCCGATACACCTCATGCTACACCTAATTATGGTGGTGCAGTAACCTTTGATGCTCTAGCTGACTACAAGGTAGATGCCCGTATGTCTGGCAGATACTTGTCGTACAAGCTGTCAACCACAGCCGACAAGGACTTCAACTTCACTGGTATGGATGTTGAGATCACTGTCACTGGTCGGAGGTAACTGACAATATGGCTATCTCAGATAAAATAAACATGCTGGTGTCTACTTACGTTAGGCGCACAGCACCAACACTCTCACCAGAGTTCCTTCCCAACTACTTACAGGAAGAACTGAGAGAAATCGAAGCGTCTATTAAATCACTAGCAGACGCAAGTATCCAAGTTACCGACAGAGAGCCTACCAACCCAAGAAAAGGCATGGTGCGTTATGCCGTGTACCCTTGGGAACCAATAGGACAAGGCGTATCTAAACTTGTTGTGTACAACGGCACAGCGTGGATAGCCGTATAAAAATGTGTAGCAGAGCTACTAAACTAGCGAAGCTAGAAAGGAATATATTATGCCGTGGGGACAAATAGCAGGGGCTGTCATAGGCGCAGGGACTAGTTATCTAGGTGCAAAAAGTAAAAAGAAAGCAATGGACGCCGCAAACGCAGCTAACATGGCTTCTTTTAATCAGTACAAGCCATACGTGGACAACAACCTAAAAGGCTCTGAAGGCGCACTTAATAACGTCTTGAATGCTGGTGCTTATACCGGTGATACATACGCCGGCCCGAACGATTTCCAAATTGGAACTGCCAACAATATGGGCAACTTCGGTATGAACATGATGAACTCTGGCAACGCCATGATGGGCAACAACGCTGGCTTTGGCAACAACGCAAACAACATGTACGGCCAGTACCAGGGCATGGTAAACAACGCCCAGCAGCAAGATCGCCTGGGTAACGCTATTGACTACGCAAACGCCAACACTGGATCTCTCTTAGACACAGCTATGCGTGATGACCGTCGTAATCTCCAGGAGAACACATTAACTGGCATAGACTTGGCGGCATCCGGTTCTAACAACATGAACTCTAGTCGCGCTGGTATTGCCACAGCTGTAGCCAATCGTGCTTATGATGATCGCAGAGCTGACATGGCATCAAACATACAGAACAACTTAATTGACCGCAGCTTAAACACACAGAACCAAGCATTTGCTGACCAGCAGAACGCATTGTCTGGGGCTATGGGTGCAAACGCCGGTATAGCAAACGCATACACTATGGGCATGAACACTATGGGAGAAGGTGCTAACTTTGGTATGAACGCTGGTAATGCGTTGCAAGGGTATGATCAAGCACAGCTAAATGACATGCAGAAACGTTATGAAGCAATGCGCGACTTTGAACTTGAGCAGCGTAAGAACTACCAGGCTGGCATCTTAGGCAAAGCACCACAAACTAATAACGTCTATGCAGCAAATACAGTTGATCCAATGGGTGCTGCTATATCAGGTGGCATGGCTGGCTTTGGTTTCATGAAGCAAAATCCTAATATGTTTGGTGGTGGTGGTCGCACACCTAACCCACACACAAGATAAAGGAGTTTTTTGATAATGTATAATCGTTTTTTAAATGGGCAACCATACAGCCCAGACACTAACGGATACCCTACAAACAATTACACTATGGGCGGCCCTGCTTTACAAGACCCAAACCAAGTAGCAAATTCAAACACTGGTATCTTAAATAATATGTCTTCGGGTAATGCCCGTGGATCTCAAATGCCAGACATGAAGGTCAGCCAAGGCGAAATGTTAATGCGTATGGGAGCTGCCGGTGTCGGCGCAGCAAACCGTGGCGACTCTTACATTGAAGCTATGGGACAAACATATGGCGACATCAAAGATGCAAACCGCCAAGCAGAAGCTGACGCATACAACGCCGACATGATTAACAGAAAAGCTGAAGCACTTGCAGCGGCAAAGAGAGCTGAGAAGCAAGAGAAACTAGATGTAGAGAACTATGCAAAATTAGATAAAATAAACATATCTCTTAACCAAATGCAAGAAGCCAAAAGAATACTTGAAGGTAGTAAAAACGTAACAGGTAAGTCTCCTGGTGATCTATGGAACAGGCTTGTTGGTACTACTTTTGGTAACAAAGAACAAGCTGACCGTTTGTATTTAAAAAAGCTAAAACTTGATGAAATTATGGAACGTGTTGCTCAGACAAAAGGTGCAATCTCAAACGCTGAGATGACATTGTTCGCCAGCTCTGCACCAAGTGACTACGACGACGAGAGTGTATGGATTGCCTGGTTAGATCGTAAGATCCAGATGCAAGAGATATTCATGAACAGAATATTGAACCCTAATGCACGTCTAACAGATCTAGATGCACCACTATCTGAAACAATGCCAGGTATGTCTATGCCCGAAGCAAACGCACAATACGAAGTGCTTGAGATCGAAGATGAGACATCTGACCCAGAATAATTAATAATGGAGGCTATAGCACATGCCAAATTTTACTATACTTGCACCTAACGGCAAGAAGTACAAAGTATCTGGCCCCAACCGTGAAGGTGCAATAGAAGCCCTAAATAATACACTAAACCCCAAAAAAGATAGCTCACTCGGTACAGCCTTAGAGTTTGGTAAACTAAACACCTACGCAAACACAAATGACTATGTTGCAGATCTAAGTGAACAGTTTAACAACTCTGGTTTTGCAAATACACTTTATGATGCACGTAATAAAATACGAGGCTTCTTTGGTGCAGAGCCAATAGATGATGCAACAAGAGACGCTGCAACAGTGGCAGAACAACGCAAAAAAGTAGCCGAGCTACAAAATCAGCGTGATGCTCTTAATTATGAGTCACTTACATCTGACAGCATAAAAGGCCCAGGTTCTGCATTATATTACGGCGCACAGAAAGTTGCAGAAAGTGCTGACGGCATAGCCGCAGCTCTAGCAACTGGTGGCACTATCACACCGTTCTTAGGTGCTGGCGAAGTCAACACTTCACTAAAAGAGATCGAAGGTCTTGACCCAGAGAAGCGTGTAAAGTTAGCCACTGGCGGTGGTCTTGTAATAGCAGCTCTAGAAAACCTAGGTTTGGGCATGTTGTTTAAAGGTATGACGCCAGAAGTTGTAGGCGCTATGGGCGTCAAGAAAATCAACTCAATACTAACGGCCAAGGGCCTAGCACAGCTACCTGTAAAAGTAGTAGCAGCTATGGCAACCGAAGGTGTAACTGAGGGACTACAGGAAGGCGTCGTTATTGGTGCAGATGCACTAGGTGGCAAAGAGTTCAAAGATAACGAGATATTCGAACGTTTGAAAGAAGCGTCTATAGCCGGTGCTGGCGCTGGTGGTACTATTAGAACAGGTACCGCAGCCGTAGAAGGTTTAAACGCACAGCCTTTTGAGAACACAGAACAAAGCCGTGCAGCTACAGCCTTTGCAAACCGTTTAGTAAAAGTAGCAGAAGCAAACAACCACAACTTAAAAGACGTTGACGTTAAGTCAACTAACGGCGCTAGAGAAGCTGTAACAAAAGCCCACACACAAATTGAAAAAGATCTAAAGCAAGTTTTTAAAGATCTAAAACCTCTAGTGGCAGTAACTGACCAAGATACACTTGTAGATCTTGAAGATAAAATACTTTCAGAAGCTGCTTTAGCAGAAGGTAAAACTTTAGCAAAAAGCCAGGTAGGCGAACAAGAACTAAACGCCCTGGATAGACTTGCTGGACAAACATACGAAGGCCAAAAGGCTCGTAATCTTTTACTAGAGATGAACGAACTTACAGCTCTACACAAATCTGGTTACAAAGGTGGCGTGTCAAAAGTTACAGACTTGGCAAACCCATTGAACAACCTGACACACCCGTTCAGTTCCCAAGGTGGCTTAACCGGACTAGCGACTACAGGTGCAGCTTACATGGCCGGTGGTGGTACTGGTCTAGCTATACAAGGTGGCGCATTTGTCGGTGGTCGAGCCATTGATGCAGTGACAGGTAGACGCTCTACAGTTAACAAGTACATTAGAGACAACACAAAATCTGATAGGATGAATCAGTTAAGCCCTACTGGCCCTTCTCTGCGTGAAGACAGAATATCACAAGCTGAACAACAAAAGATGGAAGAGGTAGAACTTAACAGATCTTTGGATGACATGAACGCTCCACCAAAAGGCGACCCAAATGATCAAAACCCTGCACCACAATATGTAATGGAAAATAGTACTGGTCTGAGTAAAGTTGGTGTTGCCGAAGCCCTAGCTAAAATAGAGGCAGATGGTGTTACACCTATTGTACAACGTGCAATTGACAGCTACCGCACATCAGTACGCGAAAGTGGTACAGTTACTAACCTCACACAACTTATTCGCCTGGTAAAAGCCAAGACAATGAGTGACCCACTTGTGCAAGCCCAGGTTATAAACAAGCCGCAGCCGATCCCAGGTGAAACAAACACTACAAACGCTAAACTTGATGCAGAGCCACAGTTCGGCCCAAGGTTTACTACCCAAGAAAACTACAACCGTGGCATCGAAGCTAACAAGAAGTTTAACGCTAATCAGAAGACAGCACTAAACGAAGTTAACAACGAAGGCATTATGAGCGAAAGTGACTATAAGACACTTAGCCAGGCAATAGATGAACTTGACGGTAACTTAGGATCAAAGCCACTTGAAACATTTGAAGCAGTCTACAAGAAGTTAGAGAACGTAGATCCTAAACTTGTACAAGAGATCATAGATCCAATGTACGAGCGTATTACTAAGCAGCAGAGGCAGCGTACTGTAAAAACTAGGGAAGGTAAAACTAAAGAGCAGAGAACTGTAGCTGTCCCAGCACAGTTTGGCTCTACAACAGATGTTGCTCTTGATACTAACCTTAACAACTCATTCACAATGGCTCGAGACAAAGTATACAACAAAGGCCGCGATTTCAAATTAGACCTCCAGGCAAAATCACTTGAAGCACAAGAACGCGAAGGTATAGACCTAAGTACCCTTGAAGATGCAAACATTGATCGCTTGACTGACTTTGCTTTTACTGATGCACTTGAAGCATTAAAAGACAATCAAAACGCAATTGGATGGTATGGTCGCACAGTTGATCAGGCTCTTAAAACAGTTGCTGAGTTGCATCCAGAAGTCCTTACAGACCCAAAAGCTAAAATGCAGTTTATATGGGCTACAGCCGTTACATCAAACGGATTAAAAGTAGATAAGAACTTTGAACTAGCACTCGATGTTTACGAAACACTTAAAGAAACAGGTCGTTTCCCTACAGACGCCGGTATAGGACAAGCAGCCAAAGGTATTAACTTTGGATTAGGCCAATACCATACAATGTTAGATAAGTTTAACAGGCTGTCTAATTCTGACGATGGTGCACATGCACTTTTAGCTGATTTTATGGACTCTAAATTTCCTCTCAAACAACTTGAGAAAGAATATGATGTAAAGATATCAGGCGAAGGTAAAGACACACTAATACGTGGTGCAGCCATTTTAGGGCCAAAGATCGGCGGTGGTTTCTACTCAAATCTATATGGTAAGTTTGACGAGCTAACTATGGATCGCTGGTTAATGCGTACTGTAGGTAGATGGCGCGGTGGTCTAGTTAATATCAATAAACCAATGATCAAAAAGAAAACTACTGAGATCAAAGGTATGATGAAAAGTTATGACCTAAAGCCATTTAAACCACTGTTTATTAAAGCCCCTATAAAACCTACTAAGAACATGTCAAAAAGTAAAGTTGAACAGTTATCAGAGGCTATTGCAAAGCTATCTATGGATAAAGAGTGGAGAAAACAGATAAATGCAATACCAGGTGGCCCAGAATTACGAAAAGCCGGTAATGCTTTGGCTAAATATCTTGATGGTCAAGTGGAAGCCCCTGCTGGCCCAAAAGAGCGTAACTTTATACGAGCAGTTTTTGCCCAGACTTTAGATCGTTTAAATGACTCGCCAGAATTAAAAGCAATATCTAATGAACCAATAACAATGAGTGACTTACAGGCTCTCATGTGGTATCCTGAGAAACGTCTGTATGATACAGCAAAGCAAAAAGATGGAGAAAGCCGTGGTTACAAAGATGACGAAGCCCCAGACTACGCCAATGCTGCAAGAAAAGCAGTCGCAAATAGATTGGAGCGTTCTGGACAAGGAAATCGATTGGGATCTCTTGGACGAACTGGATCTCCAGGAGGAGGGTCAGCACCTACCAATGCAGGATTACCAGGAGCGACAAGACAAGGCATCCTTGGACAATTCTTCGGAGGACAAAGGAATGCTGCGCCAAAAAATAATGATAGATCCCAACCAGTATCCGAAGCTGAAATAAGAGCACAGATACCAGTTGTACAGTCTTTGTTTGAAATTGGTAAAAAAGGCTCTGCATACGAAAACGGCCTTAAAGACTTTGATGCAACATTTAAACTGGCTAGTGCATACAATATAGCACCAAAGCTATTTAGATCTTTTAAAGATATGGAAAGAGCTGACCCTACTATTACAGAGGGCGCCCTTGGTGCATATAACCCAAACAATCGAGAGGCTATGGCAATAATGCCAGGTGGTGTAGATGCGTTTGGTGGTACTGTAAGTGGCCTAGCGTCTCTTTCGTATATGATACATGAAGTTGCACATGGCATAACTGGATCTGACATAGACACAAATCAGTTTATGGGTGACAAGTTTGTATTTAACTACTTAACCAACCAAGACGACACAGCCGGCATAAATAGCTTAGAGGATGTGTTTGGTGGTTTAGTTAGCACTCCAAACTCTGCTCGATCTCAGAATAAAATCATTGCAGAGATGTTAGCAATACAGAAAAACCTTACGTTTAAAGATCCAAACACTGGACAAGTGGTACCTCTACGGCAGACTAAATCACTGATTGATTCTTATAATGCCGGACAGCGAAAAGCAAAAGCCAACGGTACAAGAAGTGAACAGTTTAACAAAGATGTAAAAGCGTTTGAAAAACAAATAGTAGACCAACGTAACTACGAACAGTCTATTCCAGAGTTAACTGTAAACGCTCTACAAGTTGCCATGATGCATCCAAAGATAATGAAGAAAGTTGCACCTGATACTTACAAGTTACTAAAGCATCTTTTTGATAACTCTAAGAACAAGAGTGGCATCAAATTCTTCAGTCATCCGTTAGCAATGACAATTGCAGTCATATTAGCAATGATGGCCCGTGGTGATGAACCGCCAGAGGAACAGCAGCAGCCAATGCCCCCAGGTGCACTTACCCCTGCCCCAGGCATATTAGCTGCATAGGATAAACTACAAAAGTAAGGCCCCAGAGATGGGGTCTTATTACATTAAGGAAGCAAAATGATAGTAAAAACAGCATACGACTTGGTACCTTACCTGGATGCTATTGAGAAAGTGAAATCCTCGTCTTTATTAAGCAAAGACCAGAGATCACAGATACTACAAGAGATGGATAAATCATTTATTGACATAGTCTTTTGTCAGCAATGCCCACAAACTCACGCAGTAATCAAAAGTATCATAGGAGGAGCGAATGGGAGCACCCAAAAACCCACGGCCAAAGTCGCCAAAAAAAGAACTGAAGTATCCAAAAAAAGCAACACCAAAAGAGAACAACTACTTCACAAAACTAATGCAAACGGAGGAAGGTAGAGCACTCCGGAAACAGTGGTCAACGAAAAAACGTAAGAACCCTGGTCGGCCACAAGGTACACCAGATGGTTATACTCTTGAGGCCATAACACCAATACGAAAACAAGCAAAAGCAGATGCTGAAAGGATCGTGGCAATTATGGCCAAAGATAATGAAATAGATGACGTATATGCAGTTGAGGCTTTGAAAGCAGCAGTTGAAATAATGCGTGAGCCTGGTCAGAACCGTGACCGGCTAACAGCAGCACGAATGGTCTTAGATTTTACAAAGACTAAACCGGCAGCAAAGAGCGAAGTTACCATTGGTAAAGCAGAAGCCTTTTTAGAGTCGCTCTTAGTAAGTGACACAGAGGAAGAGCAAACCGACGATGGAACCAAAACTTAAAGAGATACGCCGCAAGCTGTATGACGAATTTGACTTCTACAGTAAGTCAGCTCTCAAGATCCGAACAAAAGACGGAGACATCAGAAACCTAAATCTCAAGCCAGCACAGCTGCTACTACAAGATGCTGTAGATAAACAAATGGCAGCAGAAGGTAAGGTGCGTGTAATCATCTTGAAAGCACGGCAGCAGGGTCTATCTACATACGTTGGCGGTTACCTTTATTTCAACGTTTCACAGCGCAAAGCATGTAAAGCTATGGTGGTCACACATCACTCTGACAGTACCAGGGCGCTTTTTGATATGACAAAGCGTTACCATGAGAACTGCCCAGAGCTGCTAAAACCACACACTAAATACTCATCCAGGCGAGAGCTGACATTTGATGTACTCGACAGCTCATTTGTTGTTGCTACAGCCGGTGGTGAAAGTATTGGTCGTGGTGAAACACTGACACACGTACACGCTTCAGAACTTGCGTTCTGGCAAAAGTCTACTGCCCTAGAGAACTGGAACGGGATGACACAAGCTGTCCCTAACAAGAAAGGCACTGCTATATTCGTCGAGAGTACAGCAAACGGTGTCTCAGGTATCTTCTATGATCTTTGGAAAGGCGCTGTAGATGGCACCAACGGCTATGTGCCAGTGTTTATACCTTGGTTCATGGATCCAGAGTATCGTGAGACTGTGCCTAGTAACTTTGAGATTACACCAGAAGAAACAGAGCTATCTAAGAAGTACGACCTAGACAACGAGCAGCTAATGTTTCGTCGTCGAAAGATCGCACAGAACGGCATTGAACTCTTCCAGCAAGAATATCCAGCAGAGCCAAACGAGGCCTTTATTTCAACTGGTAGACCAGTGTTTAATCCACAGACACTACAAGAAAACCTAGAAGCAGCACCTGATCCAAAACAGCGTCTTGCCCTTGAAGGTGACGATTGGCTCGAGAACGTGCGTGGTGAACTTACGCTCTACAGGACATTAGATCCTGGTGAGAAGTACACCATTGGTGCAGATGTCGCTATGGGTGTTCGTGGTGGTGACTACTCAGTAGCCCAGGTACTCGACAGTAAGAAACGCCAGGTTGCAACATACCGCGCCCAGGTACACCCCGATTACTTTGCTACAGTCTTATACAGATTAGGTGAGTTCTTTAACTTTGCTTACATCATCGTTGAAAACAACAGTCACGGTATTCTGACTTGTACCAGGCTTGGTAAAGACATGGCCTACCCTAATTTCTACACTGAGATCCAGGTAGACAAACTAACTGACAAAGAGACTGTAAAACTAGGTTTCACTACTACCTCCAAAACCAAACCCCTGATTATTGACGAACTAAGGGCAGCGGTACGGGAGAATAAGATTACACTAAACGACAAAGTCACTATCCGAGAAATGCTTACATACATTGTTAATAACAACGGTGGGATGGAGGCAGAAGCTGGATGCTTCGATGACTGCGTAATGAGTTTGGCCCTGGCTAATCACATCCATGAGGGTGCCTGGGAACCAATAGATGCAGTCGATGAATTTTACATTGAGATGGTTTAAAAAATGAAATCAGATGACTATAAAAAACTTGATGACGACCAGATCGTATCAATTGTTGACACGAACCTCAGACGTTCAATTGGCTACTATGATTCAGAACTCAGCAGGGAACGCCGCAGGGTAATGGATTACTATGCTGCAAAGCTGCCGCGCCCAGCGCACGATGGCAACAGCAAGTTTGTAAGCCAAGATGTCTACGACGCTGTAGAAAGCATGAAAGCTGCACTCCTAGAGACTTTTAGTACAGGTAACAAAACCCTTAGATTTGCCCCACAGAACGCCGATGACGTTGACACAGCAGAAGTATGCACAGAGTACACTGACTACGTCTTACATCGCCAGAATAACCTCTTTGAGACAATGCAAACAGTCATACACGATGGCCTCATAGCTCGCGCTGGTATCGCCAAAGTTTATTGGTGCATGCAAGACGAAAGCACACTTGAGTACGTTGAGAATTTGACTGAAGAAGAGCTGGACATGGTACTTGCCCAGGACAACGTCGAGATCGAGGAAATCGAGCAAGATGAGATGGGTCTATACAGTGGCGATCTCCGAGTAACTCGAGATACTTCCCAGGTAAAAGTAGAAGCCATAGCGCCAGAAGAGTTTCTAATTGCACCACAAGCAAAGTCCCTGGACACAGTGCCATTTTGTGCACACCGCACTAAGAAATCTATCTCTGAACTTATTGAAATGGGTTACGACCATGACTTAGTTGATAAGATATCAGACAACGAAGATACTGACTTTGACAGTGATCCAGAGATACTATCGCGCCATGACGACATAGGTGCTGACCGTGGATTTAACTTTAGAGGCGACCAGCGCCAAACACGCCAGGTAACAATCACTGAATCTTACATAGAGTTAGACTGCCTGGGTACCGGTGTTGCTGAGTTATACAGAGTAGTCAAAGCATCTAATGTTTTACTTGAGAAAGAAATAGTAAACAGACGTCCATTTGTAGCGTTTGTCCCTCTACCTATCCCTCACGCATTCCACGGTAACAACTTTGCTGAAAAGCTGCTTGGTATCCAGAATGCACGTACAGTGTTAACCAGGTCAATTCTTGATCACGCAATGGTTACAAATAACCCTAGATACACAGTGGTCAAAGGTGGCCTAACGAACCCCAGAGAGCTGATTGATAATCGTGTCGGTGGTATTGTAAACGTAACACGCCCAGACGCCATCAGTCCTATGCAACAGGCGTCTCTGAACCCATTTGTATTCCAAACAATGCAGATGCTAGACGAAGAGAAAGAAGACACGTCAGGTGTCTCACGTCTATCACAAGGTCTAAACAAAGATGCACTAAGCAAGCAGAACTCAGCAGCTATGGTTGAACAGCTTGCTACGATGTCACAGCAGCGTCAGAAAGTGATCGCACGTAACTTTGCAAACAACTTCCTAAAGCCTCTATTCTCAATGGTCTATTCATTAGTTGTAGAGAACGAATCTGAAGAGAAGATTGTTGAACTTGCAGGGCGCTATGTGCAAATCGACCCATCAAAATGGGCTGACAAGCGTGACGTCCAGGTAGAGTTTCACCTTGGATATGGTGACCAGGAGAACATGGTGCAAAAGCACCTGGCATTCCACAACCTATTCTCACAAGATCCAACACTTGGCGAAATGTATTCACCAATGAATAAGTACAAGATGTTGGCATCAGTCCTGGATAAATCAGGTATCAAGAATGTTGCTGATTTCTTAACTGACCCAGCGCAGATACCACCAGCACAACCAGATCCAAATGCAGAACTACAAATGCAAATGGCACAGCAGCAGATGCAGCTACAAGAGCGACAGACTGCCGTTGCTGAAATGAAGATCCAATTAGATGCACAAATGCGTCAGATGAAACATGAGTTAGACACAATGAAAGCACAGCAAGCATTTGCTCTTCAGTCTGACAAACAGGATCTAGCTGAAACACAATTTGAGCACAAAGAATACGTCAACTTAGAAGAACTAGAGATTGCACGTAGCGCAGATG